GTAATTCTGTTGTTCAAGATTAGCGTTGGCTTGAGTAATTTGTTCTTGTGAGCCAGCTTGAGTCTCAGCCTCAGCTACATCCAGACCAGCCTTAGCCTGGGTCATTGTGCCTGCAACACTGGCTAACTTAGACCCACCACTTTGCTGAGATACTTGGTTATTAAGTACAGCTTCAGCATTCTTGAACTGCTGGGCATTGGTATCAGTAGCACCAGTACGCATTGAGGTAAGCTGTGATTTCGTGTACCCAGTAGGGTTGTCAATCATCGGCTGCATCTTACTCTGGAGATACTTCAACTGTGATTGTTGGGTAGCATACTGAGCCTGCATCATTGACATTAATTGTTGGTCAAACGTGGCTGTTGCTTGCTCTTGTTGCTGAGCAACTTTGTCACCTTTGCATAAAGCCCAAACGCCAGAATAGGGAACTTTAGTCATGGCATAAGGGATATACTCGCCCTCGATTAGCCAGAACCTTAGCTCGCTGATGTAATATGTTGAATTAGTTATCATTGGTTGTGTCGTCCTCTACAACAGTCGGATACACAGGCGGTTCAATCTTTCGTCTCAACATCCGATATTTCTTAGGGTCTATCTCTTCCCACCCATGGGCAGCACAGATATCAGCCACGTCACCATCTTTAACTAGAAAGTAGGCTTCACAATGACCAGTGTCATGCATTACTTGTTCCATCAGCTCACCAATACGCCATAGAGATAGAGCTGTTTGACGCTCAGTAATCTCAGGCTTGGAAGCTATAGATTCGTACATCAATACTGGCTGAAGAGGGATGTACATCAGTGCTCCAGTATCGTCTTTGGCTGAGCACATGATGGTACGAGGGTATGACATGACCTTCATGTCAAATCCATTTTTCTCTCTTCCATTCCATACCCACTTGATAAACTCTTTGGCTTTATCGAGGGGAACTGCATACAATGGCATTGCTTCTGCGGTTATTCGTTTCATGAGGTCCTATTATCTTTATAGTATGAGTGTGCTGTCTCCTGTGTGTTGATTCACAGGATGACTACCAGCACGGAACCGGAGCTTATTCTCGTGTTGTAATGCTATCTTTCCTTTGTGGTGTTCAAATACTGCTTCTATCTCAGTTGCAGACAAGGACAAGTGAACAGTGCACCACGAATCTGTAGTCGGGTCATCGCAACAGCGGTAAAGTACACTTACCTGGTCATCATTCAGTTCTCTATGTTCAATTGCCTTTAGTTTATGTTCCATCTACTAATGTCCTTTAAGTACCATAATAATTGTGAGCTATCAGTCCGTTTGACAATGTGTAGCTATGTTCTGTCTGTGAAGAAAGTCCATCATCGTCGCCAGATATCTTAATGAGTAGGTTCATTACCTTTCCTGAGTAAGGTATCTCTGGAAACGTATTAAGATGAATCGCATCTATCCACATGCCTTGATGCAAAATGCCATGTCCAAGAGTTACTGCTTCAGAGTCTCCCATATCGAGCATTGGACCAGTAAAATCTCTAGACTGGATACCGAATATCTCACGCCAAGTGCCTTTAGCAGTTAGTACCTTGTCTCCTATGCGAAGGTCTTTGAATGGAACGTTCCCATTAGGTGTTACTACTTTAGTAGTAGGGCTAAAGCATCCGATACCCCCACCACCACCGCCGCCACCGCCGCCGCCGCCGGATGAAAGCGTAATTACTCCCAATGGAATATCAGCATCATTGGCATTTGCGTTGTAAGCTGCAGTTGTGAAGTGGAACACCATCGCTCCACCTGAATAGGTTGGGTCAGTGAAATACACTACCCCTGTAGAGGTGTTAGTCGGTGCTGTACAAGTACCACTGCTATATGAAACTTGACCGAATCCGTATTGAATAACAAATGCTGCTACATTGATAGTAGAAGAAGTACCTGATTGAGTTAGAATGTTGCCAGTGGCTGTGGTTGACCACGAGGCACACAATGGTGATGTTCCTCTACTACCCAAAAGATGATTGCCATTCACCCAACCTGGACGAATGTAAGTAGAACCATCTTTAACTTCGTCATCAAGCGAGCGTATTTTCCAACAATTAACTCCCGTAAAGTAGGCATCGGAATATGAGGAATCATTGTTCCCTACACCAAAAGTCATGTAGGCAGTTCCTGCTGGAGCTGTAGCTACGCCAGTAAGATATTGCCATGAACCCGTTCCTGTCGTGAGTGCTGATACGTTTCCTATTGCTGCCCCAGCGGAGTTCCAGAAGTTTGCAACGATACCTGCACCGTTGCTGACGGTCCCAGCGTAAGCCCACCCAGCTACCTTATAAGCTTCTCCTGGTACACAAGCAGACTTATGAGTTGAAGATATGCCTCCCCATAGCACTCCAGAAGCGATATGGACATAATTTCCTGCTCCAGAATACGGAGGATTACTGTTTTCTATATATGTAATAATGTTCGGGTTAAATCCACCACCGCCTAATTGCCAGCCTGTAAGATTACCTAAAGCGAAGTTGCCGTTTTGGACCATTCCTTCGCCAACTACCATGGCAGCACCCTTTATGTAATAGGTGCCATCGTTAACATTATCTAGAATCTTGTTTACATGTACGTCTGCGAAATCAATATAGTGACCACCTGTTGGATACCAGAGATTAGGCGTACCGTTCCACCAATCGCTTGCGAGAGCACCTGTTATAGAAGTACTTGAGATACTAAGATTGGCAGTTCCAATGAGTTGGGTACTTAAATTTGGTGGTGTCCAAAGAAGTTGTAGACAGTATGGCCCTGTGTTATTCTGCCACTCAACAATGATTGGATGATACACTCCAGCAGCTAGATGAATAGTCTTTGATTGAGTGTAATTGAGGCTAGTAAAAGCAGCCTGATTGCCTGTCAGATTTACAACGATAGGCACGCCATCCACATATAGGTTGGCTCCATCATCGGAGTTTACCCCTATGGTGTAAGTACCAGTAATGCTGGGAACTAAATAACCAACCCAGCGAGCGTAAAAGTTAGTAAGGGCAACTCCAGCGGGTGCGGGATTGCCGAATCCATAAGAAGCTGAGGTGTAGTCGATGGAAGTGTCAAGCGTAGCGGCTGCAGCGACCTTCCCCATATTGCCAGCACCAACGGCAAATTGATGACCTGCACAGACTCTGGCATAATCTTGACCATCAACGAAGTCATCCATTGTCTTTTGGACTAAGGCCGAAGGGGCCAGCTTTAAGCCAGTCAAAAGTTGACAGCCAAAGTAGGTCGCTCCAGTTGGGGTATAGGTAGCATCCGTGGCTGTATACATCCAAGTTCCATCCACAAAAATGTCATATTGATGACCGCTAATACGGCAACCAATGTGGTGCCAGCCACTTAAAGTAGTGCCACTTACAAAGCCAGTCAAAGTTCCAATGGTTGTATAAATCCCACTATCTAACCTCAAAATTTGGCCAGGGGCGAATCCAGACCTTGCATCAAAGCGAAATACGTATCCATTGGGCAAGCCGCTGGTAGTGCTGGCGTACATTAGGACATCAATGATTCCTACTGGTATAGCTAGAATGTCAAACTCGATTGTTCCTTGGGTGTTTACTGTATTGCCTTGTATATAGCTGGTCAGAGGTGAGCCGTTGGTAACAGCATTTCCTACTTCTATCGTTTGACTAACGACCATCGCTCCTTGACCGATTGGTGGAGGGCTAGGTACGATGGCTCCTATTTCGGCTGGCTCTAGAGCAGACTCTAGTCCTTTCGTGTTGACTGCGGATACCCAGTAGTAATAAGTGACACCGTCACCTTTGGCGTCTTGTACTACGATAGTCGCACCGCCATTGGTTGGTTCGTGAACGAATGTCCGAATAACCGTGGCACCACTGGTAGTAAAGCCAGTGTTGCGATAGACCTTGTAAGAACTGATTACGTCCTCATCTCCCGGAGCTAGAATCAACTGAGAGAAACTGAACTCATATCCTGAGGGAGTAGCTACCAGATATTCGGTTATTGTTGGTTCTGGAGGACTACCGATAACTCCATTGAGAGTGACAGTACCAGTCTTAGCAAAGCTAAGTGGAGCTTCCAATCCCAATGCAGAACACGGCTGAGCGTACACTGTAACTGTTTCACCAGTAGTGTCACATAGGAACGATATCGGTGATATCGTTCCAGTAGTCATCAACTGAGGCTTGGTATTGCCGTGATATCCAACGAACCAGATATTGACGTGGTCGAAGTTAGGGTCAGGCTGCACTCGTTGATAAGAGACACTGACCTCTGAATTGGTGTAGCTCTGTTGTTTGACCGGAGACTGTACAACATTGATAGTGAGCAGTGCGAATGGCACTCCTCCTTTGCCACTGGGATTACCTTTAAGCGTTGGTGTTATTACTGGCTTCGCTGTGATTGGTGAAGATACATGAACGGGAGGGAATGGCTGCAATGGTCTAACTGGACGAAATGAGAGTGGTGCCTCGTTAGGTCCACGAGGTGTGATTGCCAATCGCTGTAAATCGTCAGTGGTAACATTAGACATTACGATAAACCTATTCCTAATATTTCGTTCTGCTGTGCTTCGGATTTGAACTGTATCTTGACTTGCAAATGTGAGACATGACCAGACAATGGATTCTGAGCCGCCTTGAAATCGTGTCTCCTTGTCCAGATAGTTTGAGTAGGTGGTAGCTGTGGCGGGTCTGGTACTGGATGAGGTAGTGCCACAAATGTAGCTGGGAATATACCCAAGTCAGCTACTTCATTGAGCAATACACTGACAGTTGGATAAGTACCAACTGGCATGAATTGAGTTAATACTGCATCTAGATTAGCTACTTTGCGTGGAGGAGCTACAGTTATCGAGCCGACCGTTACCCAAGCTGGATAAGTCACTTCGTCATCGGTGAATGTGTTTAAGTCACGAGCCAGTAGATAACTATTAGTAGAAGCACGACCCATCATCAACTTCCAATTGGCTGGACTTACCTCGATAGAAGCTATAGCTTTGCAACCTCCTGCTGGTATTATCACTGTGTCCCAAGCATTGGCTACCTGACTATAACGATAGATATTGGCGGAGCCATCGCATACGAACACTCCCTCATCTGGACCACTGCGATGAACAACGATGTAAGAATTAGCAGGATTGAATGCTGCCAACTGATATTCATTGAGGGCACCAATTTCATTCAGTCCATTAGCAGAGAAGTTGAATATCTGTCCTCTGCTCGTGATGATAAATATATTGTCTCCATCTTGAGAAACACAGTTCTGGTTTTGAACTCCCCAGTTGAGCTGCCAAAGCATGGGTGCTGTGAATGTGGATGAACTATTGCCAGTCACCACATAAGCATCGTCTTTGGTCCAAACCACTAATCCATTAGAAGTCGGTGCCAGAGCAGTTATACTTCCTGGGACAGGAAAGTTATTGGCAGGTGGCCATGATTCCTCACCAACGCCATTGATGGTATCTGGACCACCGCTAAAGTAGAGCGTGTTGCCTGAAGCTCCCCATAAACGACCTGCGTACCAGGTCAACAGAGATAATCCAGTTGGAGGAGGATTATTGGCAAAATCTACGGGTGCGATATCCAGGTCATTTAGACCAGAGTCTGGAGTGTTATCGGTATAACTCCACCCTCCAGAACCTGGATTGTTCACAGTAGAGAGAAAGAAATATTCAGCTCCTCCATCATCGGTACGGAAGATTACAACTTTATCTACTTGTGCATCTACGCTACGACTCCCTTGAACAGTGATATTCATGCCCGTGCCACCAGTCAATGCGTAGGCATAACTGATTTGCATTGGAACGCCAGCCTGAGCAATATTGAATGTGTACACTCCAGAGGTTACTGAGTACTGTCCGCTGCCTGGTGAGCCAGCGACCACAGTCAATGGGACATTTGTAGCGTTTACCACCACTCCCTCATCTGCAAGGAAGGTGGCTGAGTTGTTTACGGTGATTGTGTAGGGTCCCGTACCAGGTACGGTGTGGTGTTCAGCGACTGTTTGATTATTTAATGGTCCTGTGTCTGCTGAAATAGGAGACATCGTGCTTAAGTGCTTGGTGGTCGAGTTCTGGAAGCAATAACCGTATGAGTACCCAACTATTGGTTGTAGAACTCCTCCGTTGCTATATGAAAGACTTGGAGCCACAGTTGGAGCGTTAATACCTATCTGAGATAAGGTAGATTCGTTGGTCCATTTCTGTAGGTCCACTCCATTGACGAAATACAGAGTGTTGAGCACAGCTTGGAAGCTGGTTTGGCTAGCGCCACCTGACTTAGTAAACAGAGTCGTCAGACCAAGTGGTGTAAAGACTTGGACTGCAGTTGTCGTATCTACTAGTGGATAAACATTACCAGTGAGGTCTTGATAACTGAAGAAGGTTAGTGGCACTCCTAAAATAACTTGTGAAGGACAGTAACGCACGAATCCATACCTACGCTGTAAGCTGTAGCGTGGTGTAATCATTATGTTCGCACCATCCCACAGTGCATCCATACGAGCAATAAGCTGGATACCCATTGCAGACACAGGTGTAAACAACGGTGAACGGTTCTTGTACAGTCCCGTCCACCATTTATTGATATAGATTTCCTGTGTGGTATCTAGCCTACGTTGGATATCAGCCATCAGATTCCTTAGGCGAGATTATCGTGGTCACAATTGCAGAACTCATCGTGGTCGATATGAAAGTTATTGCTTGGGTCGTCACATGTTTCCCAGTTGTCGAGCTTATTGAGTACTTCGCCCACTGCTGGAATAGCTGGTGGTGTAATACTTGCCATTTGTTCTTTAGTTGCCATAATTACCTCCTTTAACTGTCATACGAGTTTTCCTGGTCTTCATCTTTCAAACCAGTTAGAACATCTGCAGTCCATTTGTCGCCGTTCTTGTACATGACAAACAGTCCACACTCGTCCATATCTAGAGCAGCACGGTCATGGAACAACAATTCACCTAAACGTCTGCAGCAAGACCCTGACACCACTAGCAACAGTGGTCCCTCGTCTTGTGCTTCCGATTCCATCTTGGTAACAAACTCATCGAACCTATCGGTGAAGTCGTTATAAGATTCACCATCAGGAGCAGATTCTTCAGGGTTGGCGATTAGGTCTCTTACTATGTTTCTACGAGCTTGCTTCTCATCTCCTGCCAATGAGCCAAGATTCCACGTTATCAAGTTGTCTGTTATCTCTATCTCGGGCTTGCTGACTAGACCAGACTGAACGATATTGGCGGTCTCTTCCGTCCTCAGTAACGAAGACGCATAGATACAGGTGATAGGGACATACTTCAGATAGTTAACCAGGGTCTCAACTAACTGCTGTCTGCCTTTATCCGATAACGGTAAATCTAACCAACCATCTGAACGGTGAGTAGCATCTAGAGCTGTCTGAGCATGACGAAGGCAGTAAATCTTTTGCGTAGAATCGATTTGTCCGTTGAGGATGTCATAGCTGTTCATCATCGATTACCACCATCCCCAATATGAGTTGTCCATCAATGGTTCTTCTGGCTGTAAGCCAATATCTGTGGCTTCGGCATCGTCTGCTGCCTGTATCTTGGCAATCTCAGCTTGTAGCTTCTTGTATTCGCTATCAGTCTTAGGGTCATTCAAATAGCGATACATTCTATGTAATAGAGACTGGCGAATCACGGCTGCATAGTTATCGGGAAATGGAGAGAAGGTCTGAGTTAAGGAAGTCTTAAGAGGAGCCTTCGCTTGATAGACGATATTGACAGCATAAGTAGTCGCACCTGGCACCATGTGCATACGAATCTTCACTGAGCCGTCTCCGTTATCAGCCAGCACGCTCACCTTTTCTGGCATGGCTACTCGACTGATAATCGGGAGTTCACGTCTGTATGTGAGGGGCATTTGATTAGGAGGGGAAGAAGTGTTATTCACTTCCTGCATTGAAGCTGAAGTACCATAACCAAAGTCATTGATTCCTGGAGCTCCTCCAGCGTCACCATCAATTTGTCCAGTGGTAGATGCAAACGAAATAGAATTGTTAGTAGTAGCTGTAACCAGCCAGGGCATGCTTCCATATCCTGAGCCCCACCCTAATCCCCACGCTCCTGCTGCACCCCAGCCACTAGTAGTTCCATTGTCTGTGAACACAGAGTTATAGGCAGCAGAAAGGCCAGTCGTCATTACTACCCCACTCATGAAGACGGAGGAATTTACAGCGATACGATGTGGCTGATAGGTCTGTACTGTTACCACCCCATTGCTAACACTGATGCCACCTACTTGGATTCCCCAACCTTGAGAAACCCAGTTAGGTGTGGGTGTCGGATTCGTTTGGTTAAGAGCGAATATAGTTGCTCCAGCGAATATGTAATCCTGAACATTGGGAGTAGTTATAAAAAATGGCATCTCCACCCTGTTGAACTTCCAGTCGTTGGGGTCAGAGATTAGGTCACTCAAAGCATCATTGCAGAGAGATAGACCTGGTTCATTGATATAGCCGCCGACATTAGCCAGGGGTAGTAAGTCCGCATGAGTACTGCAGAAGTTTAGGAAGCTCTGTAGGGTAAGAGTAGATGCCATTTATAATTCCTTATACGAATATCTCTCCCATGGCGGGGTTAGCCTGGAATAGTTCGTTGAACTTATCTGTGCTGTAGACATCGATACCCTCGTATCCTTCTGGAGCAATGCCTGGACGAATCTTGCATTGATTCCACAGACACAGCATGTAGCCAGGTCCATTTCTTTCTTGAACGTGAGTAACACGGTAGCTACCGTCCTTGCGTCTATGAGTACATGTCTTAGCCACGAATCTCTTACTAGCAATCTCTTGCTTCTGAGATTCGGCAGTCTGGAGACGAATACTTTGTGCTTGCTCGAATTCTTTGTCGTCAGCGTCAATCTTGCGTTGTTCTGTAGAGTTAGGCTCACGAGCTGCTTTGATGGTAGCAACCATCATGTCTTGAAGGTCAGTCTTAGTTATAGTTAGCGGTTGGTCTTGCATAATTATCCTTTCTGTAATTGGCGAGTTGTTCGCACCATCTGTTACTGCGGGAGTCACCTGAGGGGTCTCCGAATTCCTTGACAGCTTTGTCATAAGTAGTAGCTCCTGATTTGATTAGACCGATTAAAATAGAACGCCATCCCCTATGCTCACGAGTAGGTAGATGGCTGGCGTCAATGTCCACGTAGCTGTATTCAGGAATGTCTGTTTTAGGTAAACCGCCTACATACTTATGGAACATGAAGAACACATCAGAAGAGTAAGCAGACCCATCTCTCAATACCTGGTCCAGCTCTTGAGTTGTGCGTGGATAGTAGAGAGCTATATTGCCAGCCGAACCATCTCTTGCTTTAAGGTCGGGAGATATGCGTGTTAATCTGTTGATTAATTCTTGGAATGATAGACGTGGCCCTAAGCTACGGTCTGGGTCTTCGAGCTCATTCTGACCAGGTATCTTGAACTGTGCTGATTGTTTTAGTAACTCTTCACGTTCACGACATACCGCTTCCGCTGGGTCTAATCTCTTATCGGTAAGTTCTAAGGGGTCAGTCTCCACAAGGGGAGCAATTCCAGACTTCTTATATTTGCGTTTCGGCATACACAGCCTCGTACTTATCGCTAACAACCAGGGGACAACGATTGGTTTCCTTGTTGATATGCTCAGCAATCTTGCGAGCATCGGATAGGTTGTTAGTCTGTAATACTTCAAATCCTAATTGCTGAGCGAACTCCAGGTCGGCAGCACTAGTTATGATTGTGCAGTAAGGTGGAGTTATGTAAAGCAGGCTCATTAAATCTTCAGTTGAGTCAGCTCGATTAATTAGGTAGTAGGTTGGGACAAGAACATCATCCATAACGACTCTCTAAGAACAAATTGGTGGGTAGGTATTAACCTAACCCACCAATGGAGGTGTAACTTAGCCTATTGACGATTCAGAGCGGATACGTCTGAAGCGGTCAAAGTTGGTTGGAGTTGGAGCAGCAGTTACGCCGAAGAAGAAGTTGTAGGCCGCTGCGGCTGCAATCAATCCACCTGGGTCCAGGGAGTTGCTACCTGCTGGGAAGTTCTGGACCTTAACAGAGAAGTTCTTCTGGTTAAGGTTGGTCTTTCCTAGTGAGGAAGCAATGAATGCCTGGTGACCGAATACATAGGTGTGATAAGCATTGTGTGAAGAAGACTGCCAGTTGGTCTCTGTTGGTACAGCGTTGGATTCGTAGAAATCACATCCACCAACGTTGCCAATGTGCGAGCCCTTAATACCAGCAAGAGCTGGGTTGTTGCTCGCTAGAGATTCACTGTACTTCTGCAAGTCGGTAAAGCCAGAAGCAGTGGTGTCATTGACTAAGTCATAGGCACACAAGCTGTGGGTGATACCGAACATTAGACCGTTAGCCTTTGGCTTAACGTTCTTGCCACGTAGACCCCATACACCCTTACGGCATACTGCAGCAGTTAAATAAGAACCGTCAGCTACTTCAATGTCGTCCACTGAAGCGGCTCCGTTAGCCTGCACGTCAACTGCTGTTGAAATAACAGTGTCAACGGATAAGGCACCACGATAAGCTAGGAGAGCTGCACCTTCTGCAACTGTATTAGAGATTGCAGTTAGAACAACCTTGTTAGAGAAAGATACATAGTCAACATAGTTGGCTAGGTTGATTGTGCCAGTGTTCTGGGTTAGAGCCTGACCAGTAGAAGGCGTACCTTCAGTGGCTGCTGTAACGTTAGCAGTCATGGCGGAGTAGTCGAAGATTTGCATCGCTACACCGGACATATCAGGCATGACCTTTAGGTCACACGCTGGGTAAAACCATAGATTAGAAACGAGCGTATCTAGAGCGACACGGTCGTAGTAAACAGTCGGATATCCCGCTAATCCTGAGGATATGACTGATGCAGCAGTTGGCATTGCCATTAGTATTCACCTTGTGAATAGAGTTGGCTTCACCTATGCTGTTTGATTAGTTGCGAGTTGCTTGTTGGCAAGGTCCTTCAACTTCTCAAGCGGCATGGCATAAGCTTCGTCTTCGGTAGGGAGAGCATTAACTCTTGCAGCCGTAGTGCTACGACCACGAGAACTAATAGTGCTACCTCTACTCTGACTGCGTTGCTGCGTTGCCTCCGCCTTAGGCTCATCAGTCCGATGAGTATCCTCGACTTTGACATCCGTGGCATCGTTTGCTACCGCCGCTTCAAGAACGAGTAGTCCACTCTTCTTTAAGTCTTGGTAAGCCTTCTCAAGATTATCGACTGTGAACTCAGCATAACCATGGGACTTAACCCAATTCATTAGCTTGTTTCCGTTATCGACACTCTTCTTATAATCTGGATGTGTAGCTACAAATACATCTTGTGCGTGCAAAGCTCGTTGAGTCTTTGCTTGTTCCTCTTGCTGAACTTCCAGCAAGACTTCTTTAATAGCTTGCTTAGGATTCGTCTTTAGCTTCTCAGCGACGATATACTCTAAGTCTTCTTCTGATTTCTTCTCAGCAGCGGTCTGTACCTTCACGCGACTGTTGAGCTCCCTTATCTTCTTGTTGGCATTTGCCTTACCTTCAGCAATCTTGTCAACTAATTCCTCAAGGGTCTCAGCCTCATATACATCTACGCCCGAGCCGTCTTCGTTATCAATCTTTCTGATGTAGACGGTGCGGGTAGGTTGACCATCTTCTACTACTGCGTGATGTTCCTTTATAGTATCGACTTCTGCGGTAGGTTTATCCGATTCTGAAGAGTTATCGATTACATCTTCTGCATTGGTGAAGCGTCCCTTTGCATCACGAGTCTTCTGTTCATCTACTTTAGGAGCTTCAGTAACTTCTCCAGAAGCTTCTTTGATAGCAAGCTGGCGAAGTTCATCTAGAGACATTGTTTCGGCTTTCTCAAGTTGCTCGGCGGTTAGTACGGTCTGCATATTAGTTATCCTTGGTCTGGAGCATTAGCATCTTCTAGAGCTCCTAGCATGTTGTCGTCATCGGTGATTTGTTCTATGTCAAAACCTTTGGTTACTTCTACAGCGGAGAATAGTTCAGCGAATCCCTTCTGTAGTGAAGCTGCTTTAAGACGCTTAGCTTCTCCCTTGTCTCGGTCTTCTTCATCCAGCGCTTCCTGGACAGTCTTCTGGACTACGTTGTTGGCCATCTTTTTGATGTAGAGCCAACCCTGTGTACCTGTGGTGTGTATCAATGCAGATTTGACTGCGGTGATACGGGCAATCTCTTGTTGGTTCATTACTGTGCCTCATTCTGTTGTGATTGTGGATTCTGTAGGTTCTCTAGTTCTTGCTCTGAAGTCATTTCATGGTTCTTGAGTAGAGAGCGGACGGTAGCAACACCTGCTTGTGCTGAGCCCTTGGCATCTATGTTCTCCAAGTCGTCAGAATGCTTCTGATGCTGTAGAGCCATCTGAGCAGCTCCAGTACTCATAGCTTGGTTCCTCTGTTGAACACGCTGCATATCAAGCGTTGTCTGAGGTACGATTAGGTCATCGACATCCCAACCCATCATGTCCAATGTCTGGGATGTGAACTCGACGAAGTTGAACTTGATTGCAGAGGTCTCGAATTGACTTACTACTGGACCAGACGATACCAACTGGATAATCATGGGTGCCAGTTGAGCAGCAGCGAACTTAGCCATCATGTTGGAGCCAGCAATTACATCTACATCGCAATCAGCGTTGTAGACATCTTGGATATCTCCTTCGTAAGCCTTGCCTTCTTGTACTGTTAGAATATGATTCACTTGCTCAATGCTGAAGTGGTCGTGCATAAGAGAAATGAATTCTTTGAGCACGGGGATATATACAAGGTCAATGAAGATTTCCAGGAAGTACTGAAGCCCCTGGACCACGTCTCCAGCGAAGGCGTTGACACCTTCAGCAGTTCTCATGGCTTGGTTGGGCATGTTATCGCCCCCATTAGCACCGACTTTAGCCATAGCTCTTAGGTCTGAAGACTCAATCATCTCCATACCAGCCTTGCTAACATCAGGTACAACTAATGGCTTGAGTTCTCCTGATTCGGTGATAACTCTTCCAGGACTTACTGGAATAGCCTGAGTTCCAGGTCCGATTCCTTTGAGTAGCTGGAACACTGGGTTGAGGACCAGAGCCATGCTATCAATGGTGTTATTCATTACTCCCTGTTGAAGGCGTTGTTCTCCAGCAAGTAACTTGGCTACACCGAATCCCCATGCTGAGCCGATTACGTCAATGAAGGCGCAGGAATGGAACGGTAGCTTACCGAATTCGTTCTCCTCATTACGGATAACCAATTTACGCTGTAGAACAGTAACGACACGGTCTTCACTCCAGTACTCTAGGATTTCTAGAGGCTGGGTCATTGGGTCCTTGGAAGTCTGCTCTGATTCCAGCTTGGCTTGGAACTCACGCCATACAGCTCTCTTGTCAGCAGCCAAAGTATCTTCAGTAGGCTCCAGCTTGTTAGCTAGGAAGTTGGCTAACTCATCATCGGAAGGTATGTCTTTGTATTTCGGATTACTACGCAAATCAGCTAGACCGTAAGCATCGGTCATGAACTGCTTGATAACGAACTTAGCTCCATGCTGAAGGTCTTGACGCTTCAGACCTGGGTCTACAAGCACCATCTTTAGGTCCAGGCACTCATAGTTAGGAAGTTCGATATCAATCGACTTCATGGTGCCCTTCATCTCACCTTGTTCATTCTTCTTATAAACCTTCTTACGAATCTTTCTTGACTCCCAACCTGTACAACCAACCACAAACCCATAAGTCAATGCAGTCTTAAGAGAAATCCTCATCTCTTCTTTAACGCCGGCTTCCTTCATTGCCCAATCTAATAAAGCTGCATTGGCACGAGCTGCTTCAGGTTTAGTCTTACCAAGTGGTTGGATAATGAATGGGCGTCTCTTTCCTTGTCCGAATAGAGCCATGTGTAGGGCGTGCATTATCTTCTCGACAGCTTGAAGAGTTAAATGCATCGAGAGATTGGCACGGGCTTTACCATCAGCCCATTGACGAGGCTTTACATAGGCACGAACTAGGTCATCGGCATTCTCAATGCCGATGGGAACATGTCCCTTCGATTGAAGGTAAGTGATAGTGTCCCAAGCATCACTGAGAACGATACCTAAAGCTACATCGTCATCCCACTGTTCGCCAGCGGGTCTAGTCTCTTCTGGTAGGATGGGTCTTTGGGCATTGCCCTGGTCTATTGCTTCAGGCAAGCTTCCGAATCCACCACCTCCTGCATTTGGTTCTGGTATGATTGACATTTATTACTCCAAGCCCGTAACATCAGGCGTATCTCGTAGCTGTAGTTCTTGTTCTGTTAAGGTCTTTATTAAGGCGTTCTCCTGGTCCTGAATCATTGCGATAATGGGATTAGTAGGGCGTGGAGACATCGGTACAACCATGAACTGCTTAGTTATTTCCTGGTAGAGGAGAGCCGCTGTATCTGGGTAGTCGTCATGTCCATATCTACCCTTGGGGAACTCGATAGCTTGTTCTACTAACCTGTCAAACTTAGGTATCCCTAAGAGGAACTTGAAGCGACCTTTCTTGACCATCCCTGCCCATGCTGATACTCGAATGTTCTTGGCATCAGGCTGGTTATCTACCTTGGTGAAATCAATCGGTAGAATTATGTTCCTCTGTTTAGCCATCAGCTTCAGAAAGTCTGCGAAGTAGATACCGGAACTAGTCTTTTCAAATAGAATTCTCACTGGTCTGTGTCTAAGAGCCATATCCATTACGTTGAGGGCAAGCTCCATTGGCACCCACTGTCCACCTCGTTGGTCAGTCAGATAACCAGTACCTAGACTGTCCATTTGACCTACTTGAATAACGCTGTCATCGGACTTGATATTGTTAGTAGCTGCTAAGTCCACCATCATGATTGGAAAGCTGAGGTGTGGAACGTCTGCAGCAGGGATACAAGCAGCGTCTAACTGTTCCTTAGTTATGAGTGCCTGACTACTATGGATAGGCTGTAGAAGATACTGGCAGGCGAACATGGCAGGGTCATCACTCTGCATCTGCTCCAGTTCTTCTCTTAGGAATCCACCAAGCTGTCCATTCTTCTTAGTATGTCTTGGAAAGCGAACATCTTTGCCGTCATCGGTCCAGCAAGGCTTGATACTGATAGTCCATTTACCACCTTGTGTCTGCCAGCGGAGAATGTCTTCGTACAAGTCCCCAAATGCCCATCTAGTACCAGACACCCAGCGAGGACAACCAGGATTGATAAGAGATTGTGCGGCTGTGAAGTCGTCTTTTAATTTAGCTAGTAAGCGTGGGTTTCTATAGTTGGCTTCATGTAGTAAGTCATCAAAGACACCAAGGTCATAGTGCTGACTTGTCTTGATTGCTCTTGGAGAAGAGACAGTCACCGTTGCTTGGGCAATTTGCTTTCTCTTACGACAGGGAACAGTAAATTGCATTGCAGGGTGTGGACCTAGAGCTTCTTTGGTGCCACAGAATTCTGGAAAGAGTTCCTGGAATCGACTGCCTTCAGCTTCGCCTAAGAAGTGGGACTTAATTTGCTTGAGAAGCGTCTGGGTAATACTCACGCTTCCTTGCATCAACAGGATAGTGATATCTGGGTTGTTGATTATTGCCTGGATAATTACAACGATGATGGCTGTGGTCTTATAATGACCACGAGCCCAGAGGACCATTATGTTCTTAATGGGGTTCTGCTCTACCCAAGGTTTAGACTCATCGAACTTGGGATACTGCCAGAAGAGTTCGTAATGACACTGTTGGAAGTCGTAGCCAAGAACATCATTGGCTAAGAACATCTTGTCATTGCGAGCTCTGGCACGGTCGGATACCCTTTGTTGAGCTAGTTGTAGCGATTCTTCAGACATTAATACCTTGGGGATTTACTTCAGGAGGGAATTGAATCTCGGAGGAGTACAGCCTGAGTGTAGTTGTCTTAATATACTCTGCGGAACTCTTTCTTACATTTGATACACAGCGAACTGCCTTTAGTTTTGTACTTCTTACTAGGCACGAGTGTATGGTTGCAGAGCTTCATTATTTCCTCTTTGGTGCTTGCTCAGTAGGCGTAGGTGGATGGTCATGTGCTTGTTTGCGTCCTGCAAATACTCTATCGTTTTGTGCTTGACCAGACTTTCTCGCTCTCTTCACAGCACCGTCACGAGTGATGAAATGGACTGTAGTTCTAGTGCCGTTGCCAGCCCTAGGTTTCCTTGTCCCTGTCAAGATTGAATTGTCCATTACTGTTTCCTTTGTGCTTCTATCTGCTGTACTAATGTATCTATCGTATCTACTTGTGGACGAACAAGCTCAGGGCCAGTTCTTGGAGCTTTAGTACCAACTAGACTTCTGTATTGGTCAAGTAATAGAATGAATGTCCTATCTGAACATTCAGGATTACGCAGTCGAGCCACAAGCATTTGCTTCAATTCAGTCTTGTTTAATGGTGTGACATCTTCGGTCTTACCGTAATAAGCAACTAATAGAGCCTTGATATTTGGGAGCCGCAAGTTCCTTATAGCATAGAGGTCTGGTCTGGCAGTCTTAGAGACCTTTGCTGTAGCTAGATTTCTATTGCCATCAGATTCTATGTAAGCGATTAGAAACAACCTCTGATTATCAGTCAATTGCTGATACATCGGGTGCTTCTTTAACCCTTCTAGAGTCTTGTAATCTGGCTTGACTTCTTCTGTCATACTCATCCTTATCTAGTATCCTATGTTATGACTACCATAGACCAAAGTTTGTGCTATCTGTGGTTTTGTAGTCTTTGACAACTTTATGCCAATCTCCGTATTCAACGGTGAGGATGTCATCGTAATTCTCAGGGATGGGGAATTCTTCACCGAGGAATGTAGTTCTGATAATCTTAGTAGGGGCAGGAATAATAAACTTGTTGTACATTGGATGCCCACCATCAGAAGTGTCAACCCAAGGACCTTTCTCATAAACCTCAAAGACTTGGTTATTGGGGTATCGATATTGCTTCCAGATGTCTACATGTAAATCCCAAGGGTCTTCCTTGCTCTTCTTTGCTCCAGGTACAACGGCACTAATGCCGAAATACTCAAGTTTCAGAATATAGAAGTCTGCTGCGGTTAAGGCGTCAGCCACTTTCTGTAAATCTGCATTCTCATTAATCGGACAATCTATGTCGTTATCGTGGAAGATTAAATCGTGTTCACGGACGGCTCCTAAGAGTGTTCCATGTCCTAGATACCATTCATAACCGAGGTTATCTAATACTGGACGGAGAACAAGAAGACCGTTCTTTGCCAGTTCATAATTGCGAGGGTCGGCAAACGTGATATCTATAGGCATTTGATGGCCTCAAGAAAGAAGCTATTAGCCACTTCTGGAGGGTAGTAATTTTGACAGATAGTGTTATCTCTGAAGCGGGTCTCCTCTGATTGCACCTCATAGACCTTAAATCCTGCAGCGAGGAGGTAAGGTCTGAATCTATCTGGGGACGTTTGATAAACTGTAAAGCCACCCTTGGATGTATGCCCACCAAACTTATTGCTTAGAGGATTGTCACACTCATCTTCAGTAATCCTCCATATACTGCCTATCTTCAATATCCGGTAAGCCTCATGACAAATCTTACCCCAATGGGAAGGCTCTACATACATTAAGGTATGACTGGAGCTGATACACTCAATGCTAGCCGTGGGAAATATCCCTAGTCCAGTTTCCCAATACCAATGGGGATTCAAGTTCTTATCGAGATTTACATAGCCATCGAGTTGGTGATTACCACATCCAAGATTCAACCGCATTACCTTCCTCTGAATATGTGTCTTCTATTGTTGCTCGCTGGGACCTTATAGAGACTGCAGAGCCGATGTATGAGCTCATAGGTCGCTGTTTCGTCCCTCCACCAGAAGGGATGAGACTCAAGAAAAAGTGTTGGAACATGTTCTTCGAAGAATTCGAAGTCTTCTAATATTTGTTCTTCGCTACCCTCGACATCCATCTTTATGAAGATAGGGTCCTGGATATCTAACGACCTGACGAGCTCACGTAAAGTCCTACAAGCGACATCAAAGATGTGTCCTTCGACCCAAGGACCAATACCACCACCAGCGTCACGATTAACTCTAGTTGTGGATGCTCCTAACCAGCCTGAACCCAGAGTTATCATTCCATTTCGATTGGTTACTGCAAAGCAAATTGGTTCAACCTTGTTTCCATTCAGGGCGACATTCTGTACCAGAAGCTCAAACGCCACTGGGTCAGGCTCTACTGCTATAGTTCTAGCAGCGACAGTTGAAGCGAGTAAAGAATGACTACCCACCCAAGCACCTAAGTCCAGGAATGTGTGGGATGGGCGAAGGTTGTGTAATATAGCATCGAAGTCGGGAGCGTAACGTCCTTGCTTGACCCATTTGTAAAAGTCAGCCTCTGCTTCTACAACTTGAAACGTCCTACCGTGGATACCTACTTCACCAATCATTGTACTTTCCTGGTGGCTTTATCTTCCTTCCACTTATACCAAGCTCTCATATCCTCAGGGCGAACAGCATGAAAGGCGGAGATATTATCTGTATCTAGATTGTCTGGGTCTGGTGTCTTGTCGAAGCCATCGACGAAATACCAGTGAGCTTGTCTACCTGTTCTGTGTCCTGCTAAATGTACAGGTTGGATATTGTTATGGAATAAAGTGTTGCTAACAGTCACATCTTCAGCCCAATGATAGTTAGAGGTAGACTGTTCAGCGATAATCTTGAATGCTCGCTTGCTTAACCAATAACCAGTACCACCAGTGGCAACTCGGCCATTTAGATATCCAGCGTAATCCCACATGCCTGATAAGGCTTCGTGGAGGATTCGGTCTATATAGACTCCTGTGTCGTCATCACACTTGTAAAGCATGTCATAATCTTGTTGGAGGGCGAACTTACAGATGCTTATTGTCTTCTGGGGGAGGTGGGCATAGTCATCTGGACAGGATAAGAATACTTCATCTTCTTTTGGTGAACAGTCACAAGGAATTAGTCCGCCTACTGTACCAGGACAAGTCTTGTCATCTGGGTATTTACCGTAGAAGAGTTTGTAATCGACGTTAGGAAACTTGGCTACATCTTTCAGCCAGGTCTCTCTTAAGGCTGATATCCTGTCATTCTTACCACTGATATGAATGTCAGTGCCGTAAGCAACGCCATTGTGAGCGATGGCAGGGTTGTAATGGGGAGATTGGCTACTTTCGAAAGCACCGTAGTTGTAGGAGTGACAGACTGGGATAGCGATTAGTATCTTAGGGGATGGGTCCAGTGGGTCATTAGCGCGAGAACAACTACCACCAGTATGAGTGACTATAACTCGGTTAAGGTCTGCTATTACATATCCAGTATCTAACAGCATTTTACTTAGCATCAGTTCATGTCCTAAACCAGTCGTCCCATAGGTGGTATATCTACCATAGGAGCCAATCTTCTTATAATCCGATAAGCGGCGGAGACCAGGATTGAAAGATATTCCACCCCAACCCTCACGCCAATAAGGTTGAGCTATCTTGCAAGTGTATGGCGGCTTATCTATGAGTGTGTGCCATCCAGTATCACCACGAAGGGATACCTGAATAATCTGAGGGTATTGTTCCAGGAGCAGCTTGGATTCAGTCATCCAACCACCGCCCTGAACAAACTCCCAATCTTCCTCACAATGGAAGATATAGTCAGTCTTCACCATTGAGTAGGCTCTATCAATGCTATATATCTGACCTTTACGACCTTCATTACGGATATAAGTAACTGTGCCAATATTGGAAGAATAATAGTGGATATCATTCTTGAGCCAGTCGGGCTTATCAGCCCCTCCACCTTCAATGATAATGGCAGCGTCTGGTTTAGCCCCACCACAGTTGGTACGGATGAAGCTATCCAATGTCCGCTTGAGAAGGTCATTTCTATTGCAGGCAGTGACTACGAGAGTAATGTTAGAGCCCATTATTGCTTAGACTTCAGTGTCTGGTGCATAGCCATAATCTGTCTACCGTTCTCTTTACTCTTGAGCACGGCAATCAATGCAGTGATGGTTGGAGGTAAAGCGGTTAAGAAAGCTATAAGTACTGACATCCAGGGACTAGTCATGGCTTGGGACCTCCACTGGGTCTTTTTGCAGGAAATCGTTTATACGACCAGCAGCAATGTCCAGAGTCTCTTTATTGAAACACATACCATTGCCATTGGTGTCCGGCTGTAACGGAAGCCATGCAAGTAGTATTTCTAGTTGTTCAGCGGTTATAGTTCTCATAGATTCTCCTGTGGCATTGGAGGTGGGGTTGGTATGTCCACCACGCCAAGACGTTCCTTCAGCAACTGGAAAGCGGCGGCTGAAATAGCTTTCTTTATCTGTTTGTTATGAAGTAAGTCCTTTTTAGCTTGAGTCTGTATAGCAATAGCTACCTCTTCAGATAGGATATCTGTAAGTAGCTTATCAAGGTATAAAGTAACAGTCTGGGTAAGTACTAACTTGTTGGGATTCTGAGGGTCTGCAGTGATATTAATCATAACTCTATCTCTAACTAGTATACAACACTACACTTACTTAACTAATAGTCCCATGCTGAGACTATTAGGTTAGAGTAAACCTGCTTCTATTAGTAGCCTAGGACCCTTTTCACCTCATACCCGCTGGGGGGACCCTGGCGGTTCTAATTGGAGACGGTAAGGAATCCTTATCGCTCCCCAAGCTAAGAGCAACTGCATCTTAGTGAGGTGAAAGGAGTTAGGTGTGACTGGACCTGACTGAAATCACACCTGGAATAGTGAGCCTAGCATATTCAGCCATTCCCACAATCTATCCTGTTGATAACAATGGGAGCATTGGAACAGGGCTATCGTTATCAACTCACATTACAACAATTGATATCCTATGTTGAGGATATCATTTACAATCGTTAACTCACATGAAGGAGATGCCACAATGTTGACTGAAGCGAGATGTGCAATCATTAGGTCTAAGTACTCTGACTTGTTAAGAAGGCTACCTCATGTTGCATTGAGCGGTGAACAACAGCTACTCATGAGCGCGGTCGAATCCCATCTGAGAGCCATGTCAGTCATTACTCCTGACACTGCTATTGATTACTCACAGGTTGCTGAGTTAACCTGTCGTGTCATTGAGGAGTTCAATCTACCAGTTGATTAGGCGCGGGATTGCTATACTGTAAGTCCATGGCTCCTAACCGTGAGACTATCCCAACGCCATCGAACTTCTAATTTGAAGCGGTGAGTCTGCACCACCAACACCAACCCCAACAACAACTGCATTATTTGAGAGGTCGAGCATACGCTCTCCCATGTCAAGAGCTCTAAGGTTAAACTCTTTAGATGCGCCAACAGAGGCGCATAAGAGCTAAGGTATTCTGAGCTATACATGACCGTAGCGACTATCTCTCTCTGTCCTCCAAGTGTAGCATGCGAGCGTAAACCAACTCAAGGGTGAATGGAGATAAATATATTTATGAGCGACTACTGCTCATGAACTCTTGAGTATCCATCCTTAGCCCATAAATATATTTCTATCCACGAGCAAAGTACGCTCGCCCTTGACTTGGTTTCCTCCTGCATGCTCAAGGGCTTCGCCAGAGAGAACAAGGCAACAGCGTCTCTGAGCTCAAGGAGAATGTTATGGCAGATAAGCCCAAGTATGCATTGGTAGGAAGCTTCCTCACTCAGCAAGAGATTGAGGTAGCACTGACCATGTGGAACAGGTCGAAGAGAAACTTCGCTCGCAGGATTCACGACCAGTTCATACTCCCCAACATCAACCGGATTGATGCAGCATTGGGTCAGAAGAACGACCCGATGTTCCTAGCATTCCTAGTAGAGTACGCATTCACCAATGCAGCTATCCTACTGGGAGACGATGTCGGAAACACGGGCAACGACCCAGCATGATTTCCTCACTCTATTGGGTATCTTCATACACTTCCAACCTTCAACTTACAACAAACCAACACCAACCAAATCATCAGGAGACACGATATGACGACTAAGAAGAAGATTCAATGCTGTGCAAGGGGACTTGCAATTGGCATCTTGGTGCCAGCAGCAGCTGTATATGTGACTGGCAAGAAGCTGAAGCGATTCGCCAGCGAAGTTGCTGATGAGTCTCTGACACTGTCCATGCACTGGGTGAAGCAAACCGAAGAGACGTGCATGGAAGTGGCTGGCATTGTCAAAGCCGAGTTCAAGGACGTGGCTCAATTGACACGAACTTGGAACGGCCTCGATGATGAACCACCATTGCCAAGGTCACTTGGAGCAGCAGCAGCCAACGACCTAAACGTAACGGGAAAGGATGGGCTTTTGCCCATCCTTTCCAGCTGGCGGGTAATGGTAGGAGCACTGGCAGGAGCGATTGCTGGGGCTTGCTATCTCTACCCGCTCATAGTTCTCGGAGCTCTGCAAGGAGCCTTCTACGGAATGCTAGGTGGATTAGCATTCACCCTCTACGGAGCAATACACGGCGCTGCTGGAATCCTTCACGCCTTCGGCAAATTGGTTCATTACATCAGCGAATGGATGGAGCCAAACCCAACTCCAACCTCTCTTGGAGCAGAGGCTGCAAACGACAAGCAAGTCGAAGTGGGAACTGGCTACTTCGACCAAAAGATAGCAAAGGTCTGGATACACGTAAAGAACAACAGACTGTTCTACGGCGTCGTGGTCTCAGCCGTACTATCTATCATGGTTCTCAACTTTCCTTGGGCAAGCCCAGTTGTTGGGTACTACTCAGCAACCGTACTTTTCCTACTCACCAACACATTGAACATGGTAAGCAAGGATTTATCAAGCCTTTACAGGCAACAGTTGCCAGGGATTGACGATATGATAGACAAATCCGAAGATGGATGGGTCGCACTGAGCCACGGGCCGAACCGCACTTACATCGCAAGGTTCAGCCCGAAGACGACATAACATTCTCCTGATGAGCCAGCAGCAATGCTGGTAGGAGAAGCGGACTGCGTTCCAAGCAGCATGGGATGCAGTCCGTATTTATTTGAAAAGGAGAATGTCATGACCAAAACGAATCAGCACGCTTGCATCGTCGGAGCAGCAATCGTCATTGGAGCAGTGATTGTAGCTGCTCCTCAGTTACTATGGGTGCCAATCATAATGGCGGCACTCTTAGTTGGCTACTTCGTGTATGTCGTCACTGCCGAGCTGGTAACCAGCTTCTGCCGCTGGATGAATGCCGAACTGTACAGGCAACTAGCCGTTGGCGTACTAGCAACATTCCTAATAGGACTGTGTACCATCGCCTACTTTGGCACCAGTCCAGACACCAACCTATTGGGACCAGGCGAAACATTGGGTCCAGTGGTACAGCCTAAGTAACACTAAGGGGAGCAATCCCCTTTTTTGGTCGTGACCAAACTCAACACCAACAACAACAACAAAATCATCGAAGATAGGGTTACAGGGGAAGGAACATCTCCCACACATTAGGAACAGAAGTTCCTACCAGAACATCGGTAGAGAAGCAGCATAGACGCCCATAGTCTGCTCTGTTGTTCTGAGCATGACGACGGTAACTTGTGCTGTAGGACAATCCGATAAAACTCCACCAGCAAGCATGGAGTCAACTCTTAATGCTGAAGCTTGCCCATCTAAGGCGGGAGTTTTCTTTGGAAGGGGTGACGGGGGAACCTTTCTTTGTGCGAGCGGCAGAAACTTTCGGCAGTAATGTACAAGGAGTTCGGCAATTAACAAGCAGTATAATCAAATAGGAGGTAGTAATGATACAAATATCCAAGAAGTTTCTTCGGAAGACTGTGCTTGTAAAGTGGCTGGACGCATCAGGTGATAGTCACTGGAGAGATGCAGCAGATGCAGAAGCTCATACATTATCAAGTATCGAAGAAGTAGGATTTCTGTGGAGTATAAGGAAGGATTCTATACTGATTGTATCTGCTATAAGCGACAAAGGGAATGTCAACGGTGTTGGAGCTATACCTATAGTGAACATCCAAAGTATCAAACAACTCAAATAAACAAGCAGTATTTGGGTGAGGCCCGTCACTCACCCAGGTTCAGAGCCTGAGCTCTCGGGGAATCCATTAACTCACTTCTGCAATAGTCACACTAGCGAAGATATCACCTAAAGCAATACTGTCTGTACCAGTGACAGCTATAGCTGCACCACTTGTAGCTACAAGTGAATATGTACCTTGTTGCACGTTGTTGCTGGTCATTGCTGTGTTGTAAAGAGTGATAGTCTGAGCACCAGCATTTGGGTCAGTGTAAGTTACCTTAAGATTAGGAGTGGAAGAGGTCTTACATGATAGTACCCATGAGATTATAAACTGTCCTCCACCTGCTGCCGCAGGAGTGTAAGAACATACTGGCGTTGAGGTTGTGTTCAGAGATACATTAAGCCCCGAGGCATAAATAGCAGGCGTTCCCAAGCCAGCAGTGTTGACATTATTATATTTTGTAATCTGCCCTGCTGTGGCTCCGTTATTGCCAATCACTAAGGAGGCTGAGCCGCTGTCATTATTCAGAGTTAGGTTATTATTACTGAGGAGCATAGAGCTATTGCTACTGCTACCCTGAGGTCTGAATAAAAGCTGGTTGCCGCTTACCCCTTGGAAATAGAGATTGTTGCCATCGGACTTAACGAGACAACCATTAGCTCCCAGTGCGAGATTGAAATTGGCAGGAAGATTCAGACCACCATTCACGATATTCAGATTGGTAGTAGTGACGGTATCAATCCACAACAGACTAGTTGGGAAGGTTCCGCTGATAACTCCACTGCTGTTTACCGTGCTAGCGGTGTTAACGGCGCTGATATTCCTTACTCCGAGCATGCTAAAGAGCTTGTTTCCCAGACTCAAGAACATGTAGCTGCAATCTTCTACTGTGCCATACGACCATGTAGAGCAAGTTGCAGCTCCTACCGAACCCGTATTATTTCCATCCAATACAGCAGTGTTGCTAAAGACGAAGTGACAATCTTCAATGTCGATATCCGTCATGGGCTGGCTGGTTAGAGGATTGATATAGAAGCATGGACCTGTGGCATAGAGGTCACTGCTATAGGTGTTGGCGTACACTATGCCGCTACCGCTGTTGTAAGCGCCAATGGCACCGAATTGGCAACCATGCATCTTGATATGTTCGCTGTTGGTTTCATATCCCACAGCCAGACCTAGCCATGAACAGTTCTGGAAGCAAATGATGTTAGCAAATACTGGCCCTGTCTTCAGACCTATTACGCCCCTGGCACTAGCAGGAGGAGGACAACCTATTTGCCACGTAGGGCCGGACTGGATGAAAGACGTGTAGTCCGCCCAACCAGTGGTAGTGAAATTCCCCACGCTTAGAGACCCCAAGTTCATAATGACGTTTTGGTGATTGGGCTGGTAGGTGAAGACAACGTCCTCACATTCCAAGTTAAGTGTCATCGTCCCGCTATCACCGACTTGATTACTCGTGATGATGAAATCCTGTGCTGTCGCGCCGTTATAATTTACAACAGTAGTTAGACCAGTTTCTCCCTGAATGCGGAGGGAAAATGGGAAGTTATTGGGAATGATAATCTGGCTGGTGCAGACATAAACGCCATGCCTTAAGCGCAGTGAGCCACCACCCGCTAAGGTAGTATTAGTGCTAGCAATCACGGGTAAGCTATTGATAGCCTCTTGAATTCCGCAGGTTGTAGTAGATGCAGTGTCAGGGCCAAATTGAGCTCCATTGTTGATGGTGCTTGCTCCGGTAGCGATTCCCGTGGGACTGACAGTAACGTACTCTCGAACTCCAGTTCCTGGAAGCCATTCATAGCCTTTCGAATTGCAAAGTACTACAGCAGCGGGAGCTGCTATCTGGGAACCAGTAGTAGCTCCACCAATAGTTAATTCATTACCTTTGGAATCGGTAACTACTACAGATTCTGGTGCATCAAAGAAAGCCATTCGTTATTCTCCGTCTACTTAGTGGTAGTACCAATACATCATCATTATGAGTGCTATCAACACAATCAACCCAATAAATACTAATTTCATTCCACTCTCTCTTCATAATGAATATCATCACCAAACTCTATCTGTGTCTTATTAGGTACTTCTCCTCTTTCAATTAAGCCAGCTAACTTGAGGTCATTGAGCCTTGCAATACCCGCATCGATTCTGGCATAGACATCTTTCTTGATAGCTTGCCAGCAAAGGTGAGCTAAGAGAGGAGTGATTACGCTACGATTGTAGTGCTGAACGCTATAAGCTAGCATCTGTTGATAAGTCTCTTCATCATAAAGAGGGAAATCTGGATTAGCTTGATAGAAGAAAGCATACTCATTCTCAAGAATCTGGTATTGCTGTCGAGCCAAGTCATCTTGTTGATTGTATTCTTGGGTGTAAAGAGAGAACTTACCTGGATTGTGGGTAAAGGGACGGCTCACACCATAGTTGAAGGCGTAGCGTGTTCCATTGACTGGTACTTCTGCAGTGTTAACTATATAATCGGCCACATCATTCCAGGATGTCCAGCCATTATCATTCATAGCCATATTGCACCTCTATTAAGATATTACTACTTCGATTATACCGCCACAACGTTCACACTTGAACTCTCCACAAAGCTGACCTAGACTATTCTTCTTTGCCAGTAACTTCCCGCAAGTGAACGATGGGTCCTTCTTGCGTTGACCCCCGCATCTGAGGTCCGTCCTCGTTATGTTGGCGATACCTTTTATTACTTTGCTGGAGCTCATACAGTAGCCTCTCTATTCGTTCTAGGAGTTCCTTCGTTGTACGCTTCATATCAGCTCCTAATAAGTACGGGAAGCTACCGAATGGAGAGCTTCCCGTAGCAGTTCCACCCTGGACGGGTGAGATTGGGATACCGACTACCCCAATCGGAGGAGATTTATCGAGCAGCTAACTCGATGGTTGTTCGAGAGGAACATTACTAAGTAGTATCCCCTTCTTAGCTTTTAGGGATTCATATCTACGCTTACTAGCAGCACATTGCTTAGCACGCAAAACTGGGTCACGGGCATATTTTCGTCTTGCTTCTTCTCGTCGTAATGGAGAGTTGTCATAGCAATGCTTGCAAAGAGTTAGAGCGTGAGCCTTTTCCGAGGGGTGGCAAGTAGCAGGTAAACGAACTCGATTGTGGGCACGAGCTTGAGCAGCAGCCTGTACCCTCAACTCATGCGGAACTCTGGCCATATTTTGCAGCCTCGTCAAGGGGAGAATGTGGTCTGAATTTATACAGCCACGACGCAAGTAACGCTCTTGAGCAGTCGTACTAAATTCATTGCATTTATGGTGCAGTTCCTTGCGACCGCTAGCAGAGTGCCTGTCATAAGGTATGTCACTCTTATTATGGATTCCATGCCTTATCATGTATGAGCAAACATGAACGGGAGCTGGTGAAGCTCCAAAGCCCAGGCACTTAGCCCAAATGAGAGGGTAGCCCGATGTATTCCGAGTAGCATTAATTATCAGACAATCAGAGCCAAGTTCTGGACATGGGATTCTCACAGCATTGGCCATCATGACCTCAAGCTTATTCGCTAATCTTGTAATCTTGACTTGCTTAGATAGCTTAGGTCTACCTCGTTTACGCTTACTCATATACTTAATCCTCTTGATGTATATGAATAGTATGTAGTTTTTCTGAAGAATCAGGATTGACACAATTCATTAACCACTAGATTTAGGCTGTAGGAAGACACTACTAGCTACCGTGCTAGTAGTGTAATCATCACCACTGAGTTTGAGTGTGTGAGGTTTCCACTATTCCAATGACCTTGACGCTGCGTCAGGATTACTCCTGGGTCAGGGATTTACATCCGCACAAGGTAGGCATGGACGCCCGACTACGAGGATGTGATAGCCTTCAGGTTATCAGTTGAGCAGGTAGGGAACTTCTATTCGCAGGAATTAGTAGGATTACCGTAGTTGTTAACTACGCCTTATAACACCCCAGAGCCGCCGATTACCTGCTCCGTTGGTTGCTTACTTACCCTTGAATCGTACTATTCGTTTTACCAGTCGCCTTATACTGTGGGAGGACGAGCCCAATACAAAAGGCTCCAATCAGTGACTAGCTGATTGAAGCCTTAATAGCTTTTCCTGGGCAGGAGGAAGCGTGCTTACACTCGGATTGTAGAAATCGATAAGCAACGTTATTTTCCTCAATCTGCCCATTTCATTCGCATCTTGCGAAGGTTGTCAAACCTTCTCGCTACTGTTAACTAGTATAGCAACTTTTAAGTTTCCCAGTCAAGAGGTAGACTATAACAACTGCGAGCGTTTGTTCTGGTGTCCATGACACTCCTTGAGAAAGGAAATGTCATGTCAAGTAGAACAGAAAGGCGTTCCAGGGACATCGAGAAGTTACAGGAGCATCTCAAGGTCCCAGAGAACGCCAAAAGAGCACGGCAGTTGTTGAAAGCTTACAATCGGGCAACCTTGGAGATTGATACCTGGCTGTCCAATATCGATATGGAGTTTGAGGTCGCTCCTCAACGAGGTGACCTAATCTCCGCACTGCTGAACCTCAGGTCTAGCGAGGAGAAAGCAGCGAAACCTGCTGATGAATCTTTTGAAGGTCCTCAGTCATAAGATTCGCATAACGGCGGGTCATTTCCAGGCTGCTATGACCCAGAACTTTCTGCAGATGGAACACTGACCCGCCTTTTCTCAAATAGTGGATAGCAAAAGAATGCCTCAGAGCATGGAGCGTTCTCACTGGTGGCACAATCCCCAGCTTCCTGCAAATCCTCTTCGCATCCCTGAGCATGTTCCTACGCATCAATTTCTTGCCCTCACGAGTGGGGAATACCAATTGATGCTCGTGCTTGAACCTGAACAGGTGTCGTCTCAGCTCGAAGCTGAACGGAATCCTCCGCTGCTTATTTCCTTTGCCAGTGACAGTCAGCAGCAGATTATCGAAATCCACGTCAGTCCATTTCAGGGTGAGCACTTCATCGATTCTGCAGCCAGTGTCAGCCAGCATCAGCAGCAATGTGTGAAGCCGACGCTCATAAAATTGCTTGGGCTTCCAGGCAATCAGTTTATTGATATCATCCATACTGAACGTAGGAAGAAGTCTCTGCTCACATTTCATGTGTGGAATGCGATGTGGAGATTCCATCCAGTGCAGGTAAGCGTTGATGCCAGTTCTATAAGAGTTGATGGAGCGAGCCTTGAGACCTTTCTCCCGCATACGAATGACCATCTGTTTCAGCTCTGCTTCAGTGGGATTGGCATTAGGCAACCACTTCAATGCTAATGTGTACCATTCAAGTGTATGCTCAGAGACATTGTTTAGATAGCGTCTTTCCTTGAGAAACTCCTCGAACAT